CCTCGCGTACACCATCGGGTACGGAAGCATATCTGTCTCATGGTCGAAACCAAGCGGATACCTGGACAGCCTTTGCGACCAGTACCTCTATGCTAAGGACACCGGCCAGACCGTCGTGAACTCTACGGCGCTCGCAGTAAACCCGTTCTCGTCGCCGTCGCAGTCGCAGGGCCTTGGAGACGGCACCTCCGCCTCGGTCAATCTTGCGTCGTATTCCGGTCGGTACGTTGCGCTGGGGGTCAAAAGCCGCTGGTACGATTCCGTCACTACCTACGAAGCCAACGACAACGGAGCGTACTCGGGTGCCTCTGGCCAGCAACTTCTCCAAGGCGCGGGCATCGGGATTCTCGTCCGTGCCTATAACACCGTGCCGGGCACCGTGAGCGCGGTCCAGCTCACCGACCCCAACTCTTGCTTTGTCGGGGAAAACGTGACGCTTCGGGTATCGTTTTCTATGGAGGGGCCGAGCACGGGACGGCTCGAAGAGCAGGTCAACGGCGGCGCTTGGACTTTCGTTACAACGATTAGTGCGGGCTCCAGTTCGATTGACCTGAGTCGCGCGTCTGGCTCTAACTATAAGTATCGTCTGCGGTATAACAGCGTTTCACCCGATCAGTGGTCCACTATGTCCGGCACGGTGTCGGCTGTTTGTAACCTCATCTAAGGAAAAACAATGCTCTACATCATTCTCGCAGTTGCCGTCGGCGGGTTTCTTTTCTGGCGCACGAAGAAGCGCGTCGAAACGGTGGTGCCGCCTAAGAAGCGCGGCTCTGGTGGTCAGGCAGGTAAGCGTTCAGATACGGAGATTTAACAATGGAAATCGTTTGGAAGATTGAGCAGATGAACCGCCAGGTCGCCAACGGCGGCGTCGTAACCGCTTACTGGCGCGTCATCGCGACCGAAGACGGGCACAGCGCGACAAACTACGGCGGATGTAGTTTCGCTCCCGATCCGACGTCCGACGACTTCATCGCCTACGATGATCTCACCGAGGACGTGGTCCTCGGATGGGTTTGGGAGCAAATGAATCGCGACGACATTGAGGCGGCATTGATCGCGCAGATCGACCAGCTGAAGAATCCGGTCGAGGCTTATGGCGTGCCGTGGCATGACGCGAGCCCGCTTCCGTAATATTTTCTTTAGTCCGTTAACCTAAGCCGTGAGACTTATGCGAGACGTCACAATGAAGGCGGGCCAGCTTGCCAGCGTAGGAAAGAGCTTTGAGGAAATCAAAGGCTCTCGCCCGCTCCAGCTTTCCCTGACGATTGGAAAAATCGTAAAGGAAGCCGAAGAAGCGCACGCTCTGATGGTCGAAAAGATTAAACCCTTCATTGACGAACAGGGCCGGGTCACCGACGAAGAAAAGGCGACCGCAATTCTCAACGAAGACGTCACTATTTCGGTGCCGCCTCTTTCCATTGGCGAACTCACCGCAACCGACCTGACCGTCGACAAGGATTTCGCTCTGCTCTTTCTCGTCACCACGGGCATCGTGACCGAGGCGTAGTGCGATGACGGAGATCCTCATCCAGGTCGCGCTGACCGGGTTTGTTTCGATTAGCACGGCGGTGGTCGGGATGAAGGTCGCGATCAACGGCATGAAGGAAGATGTGCGCGAGATCCGCGCCGATGTAAAGACGCTCCGTGATGGGCAGGTCCAGCTTGGTTTGCACGTTGCTGTATTGGACACGCGCCTCGCGCATATGGAGAAAGGGCCGTGACGTGGGAAATCTTCCGAAAGGATAACCAAGTCGACGAGAAGGCCGTCGTCGGCTATCTCTCTTTCGTCGTAATGTGTCTATTCGCGCTGGCGGATATTGCCACGGGCATCTTTGGAATTGAGTTGACGATCTCGAACTTCGTGTTCGGTTCGTTCGTGACGCTGACGCTGGGGAGCTTCGGCATTTCCGGCGCTGAAAAGCTGGTGCAGAAATAATGCCTTCCTTTGGCGCGCGATCTCTCGCCAAACTGGCTGAGTTGCACCCCGATCTGCAAAAGGTGCTGACCGAAGCGATCAAGCATCGCGACTTTGCCATCATTTGCGGTTACCGCGACGAGGTAGAGCAGAACGAGCATTTCGCCACGGGCCGTAGCAAAGTGCAATATCCCAATTCAAAGCATAATCAGCGCCCATCGCTGGCGGTCGACGTCGCGCCTTGGTATGCCGAAGCCCCTCATATCCGATGGAATGACGTCACCGGGTTTGCCAGCCTTGGCGGGTTCATCACCGGCATTGCGGCCGCGCAAGGAATTGCGATGCGCTGGGGCGCTGACTGGGACGGCGACGGCGACCACACCGACCAGACCTTTATGGATTGGCCCCACCTAGAGTTGCTCTGAAGACCTTCGGCGCGGGGCTCGCTGTCGGCATCCTCGCAATGGTGATGCTGGCCTCGCCGCAGGAGGTCGTGCGCTACAAAGAGGTGTTCGTCGCGGATACGGTCATCCTTGAGCGCGAACCAGACACCGTGGTTACTGTCATTGAGCGGATCCGCACGGTTGAGGTGCCCGCCTTGCAAATTGCCACAGCTACGGACGGCGCGGTCGCAGAGATCGCCGCCTTCTGTCTTCCGCCCGATACGGTATATGTCGAACGTCAGGAGCGGAGCCTCGTGCGGTCGGTCGTGCTAGACCCCGCTCCATGGTATTCACCGATGGCTAAAGACAAGCTTTTCATCTCAGCGGTCACGTCTGGCGGCGACCTCACGGCCTATGACTTCACGGTGCGCCCTGGCTGGTCTATGCGCGCCGGTAACGGAGTAAACGTGCGGCAGGATCGCTTCGCCATCGTTGGCGATCTCGTAATCACTGGCGCGCTGATCTACACCGCCGTCGACCTCATCGGAACACTGGCGAGATGATTCTCGACGAAGCTCAGGCGCTTGTATGCGGCGCGCGTCGTGAAGCCTACGGTCACCCGCGCGTGAACCATGCGGCAACCGCCGCCATGATGGAGGCGTATTTGCGGCGACGTTACGGGGTGGCGCAGTTCGACGCCCGCGACGTCTGCATCTTTAATATCTTGCAGAAGGTCTCTCGCCTCGCGCAGACGCCAGAACACCGCGATTCACTTGTGGACATCGCCGGGTACGCGGCCAACTTGGACGACATCAATGCCACGGAAATATAGGCGGCACTGCGACGAGTGCGGGGAATATTACGAAGGCCTCGGCGCGCGCTTTTGTTCGCCACGATGCAACGACAACTCCCGGCGTGAGCTTGCGGACAAATTACCCCCGCCGAGCGAAGAGATTCAGCGCGTCGAGGATGACGACGAGCTACGGCTAACGGTACTCGGTTCGACGTCGATCAAAACGGTCGACGAGTTGCTGGCGCAAGCTGATGTCGACATTGACATATGGGAGCCTCTTCCCGACAGCGTACAGCTTCGCAAGTGGGACGTCGCGACGAAGATAAACGACCGGCCCGCTGTTGTGCCGTGTTTTTATGTTGCCGTCAAACTGCGAAAGAAATGGGCCGCGACGGATCTTCCCGTCCCGATCACGCTCAACATCACACCGCCGAAGGCCCGGCCTCGTAAACGGAACCAGCGGGTCTCGGTTCATTATTCCGACATTCATTTTCCTTATCACGACGAGCGCGCGCTTCGCATTCTCTATCAAGTGCTGGAAATGGTCGCGCCCGATGTCGTCGTCGATCATGGGGATACACTCGACTGCGAAAGCATCTCCCGCTGGCCCAAGGACCCATTTCACCGCATTTCGCTCGCGGAGGAGATCCGTGCGGCGGCTGAACATTTCGGCACAGTACATTCTTTGACGCCCAACGCCCGCCACATTTGGATCGAGGGAAACCACGAAGCCCGTCTTCGGAAGCTGATTTGGAGCTTGGCCGAAGACCGCCGAGGCGCTGAAATCCTCACGCTCGACGCGGTGCGCGATGCGCTGACCTGGCCTTCGCTTCTCGGAATTGGCGCCCTAGGCTGGGAGATCATCGAATATCCCAAGCACGTTCTCTTTGAGGACCGACTAATTCTCTGCCATGGCGAGGCCGTGCGAAAGCACTCCGGCCAATCGGAAAAAGCCGAATACGAACATTACGGCAAGGGCGGGCTCTCGGGACATACGCACCGCACCGGATTTTTCGGTCGTCGCGACTATAATGGTGTTCACGGCTGGTGGGGTCTCGGGTGTCTTTGCAAAATTCGCGACGACTACACCTCTTTTCCAAATTGGGACCAAGGCTTCGCGGTGATAACCGCGACCCCTAGCTTCGACCGTTACGCCGTCGAGCGCGTGAATATCTTCGACGGGACCGCCATCTTTCGCGGGGAAATGTTGCACGGTTGATATTCCTGCGTCAGGGGTTATCTTTTGACGCATGGCAACCCACCGCGAACTTCACGAAGCAGAGCGCGCCGAACGCTACGCCTGGCGCACGCTCTTAGCTGAAATTCGCCGACCCGATGATGACGGAAATAAGTCGCGCCGTGAGCGCGCCGCGCGAGATCGTCACCGCGCCGCTCGTGACCGGGTCCGCCGTCTGCGGGACGAGTTGTCCAAATAAGAGCCCCGACCTCGTCGCGCCGTGGGGGTTCGCGAGGCCGGGGCTCAAAACCGCGTGGAGACACGCAGGAGGTCAAATCTCGCCATGAAATTCTATCCCGACAAGGCGAAGGAGTTTTGCCAAGTAAAGGGCGTGCCCCCTGACGGCGAACCCGATGAGTGGCGCGAAGCGTGGAAGTTCGAGTTGGACGCTTCGCCGCTTGCGCGCGCAATGGCCGCACGTCTCGCGGAATTGGGCGGCGACCTTCACGGTGACGCCCTACTTGAGAAGCTGATCGCGCATGAACGCGCCGGGAAGCCACTGCAAGACGACGCGACAGATTGGCTTGACGAGGTGGGAGACCCGACGCCGGAGCCGTGGGACGAGTTCGACTTTACAAAAGACAACCCTTGGTGGGAGGCTCGTTGGTAATGTTGGAGAATTACGTCGAAGTCAAAGATCGGCTTCCGCTCTGGCTGGCCGACTATCCCGAAGGCCGCGTCGTCACCGCCATTGTCTCTATCGACATGGACGCGACGCCCGCGCACGTCGTAATGCGGTGCGAACTTTACCGCGACGCAGAGGTCGCGACCCCTCACGCGGTGGGCCATGCCTACGAAAGGGAAATTGGCAAAAACGGGCGAGGCGTGAACCTGACCTCCTTCCTCGAAAACTGCGAGACGTCGGCCATCGGTCGAGCGCTCGCTAATGCCGGGTACCAAGGCAACGGCAAGCGCCCATCGCGCGAGGAAATGTCCAAGGTCACGCGCACGGAGGAGGAAATCGACCGCCTCGCGGCGGAGGTCCAAGCTTTCCTCGCAGATCAAAGCAGGCTAACGCCAGAGAATGTCATGGTCGCGGCTCAATCGGCGATCAAAAACCGCGATTTCGTTCGACTCACGCGCGCCCTGAAGTATTTCCGCAGTTCCACTCAGTAACCCACTAACAAAGGACACATCATGAACAAGGTCATTCTCATCGGTAACGTCGGCAAAGAACCTGAGAACCGCGTCACGCACAGCGGTGCCCCCGTCGTCAACTTCAGTCTGGCGACCAGCCGCTTCCGCAAGGAGGACGGCCCCGACTGGCACAACGTCGCGGCGTTCGGGAAGACGGCGGAGATCATCCAGAAGTATGTCAAGAAAGGTTCTCGCATCGCGGTCGAAGGGCGCATTGAGTATCAGAAGAGCCAGGACCGCGTGTACACGAATATCATCGCGTCGTCGGTCGAACTGCTGGGCGGCAAAGCCGAAGGCGCAGAGCGGGCCGTCGATGAGTTCGAAGCCTCCGACGAGATTCCGTTTTGAAACGGCGTCAGCGGTACGAGAAGCAGTTCGGTGACAAGGCCGATTATATCCGCCAGTTGCCGTGTATTGCTTGCCACGCGGCCGCTCCGTCCGACCCGCACCACGTCCGGAGTCGCGGAGCTGGTGGCACCTCAAAGGATTTGGTGCCGCTCTGTCGCCACTGCCACACGGCCCTGCACCAGATGGGCGCCAAGACGTTCGCGTCAAGGTATGACGTCGATTTGAGGGCCAAGGCTGACCTATATGAAGCGTGGTTCAACGAAGACCCTCAACCGCTGGGGTTCTGATGACGGAAAGAGAAATCTCCCGCGATATCCAAGGCCTGTTCCGTCTCGTCGGGTTTCATGTGTTCTCAACTGAGCAGGGCTACCGCCGGGATCCAGGCGGGACGCGCATGACGCCCGGCATTCCCGACTTATGGGTCATGGGGCACGGAATGGCGCTGTGGATCGAAGTGAAAACGCCGAAGGGCAAACTGCGCGACTCGCAAACGGCGTTCCGCGCGTGCTGTTTCGCGAACGGCGTTGACTATCAAGTCATGCGGTCGATTGCCGACGCAAAAGAATGGCTATGGGAAAACGGCATTTGGGAGGATCCCGATGCTTGACCGACTAGCAAAAACGTGCGGCGACTGTCTCGGAATGAGAAAGACGCCGTGCTACGATTGCGACGGCGACGGGTGCCCACGATGCCAAGACGGCAAGATGCCGTGCGAGACTTGTCTTGGCACGGGGTTCGTAGGCAAAACAGACGAAGAAATCATTGAAGAAATACATCACCGTCGAGGAAGATTTGATGACTGAGCTACCTGAAATGATGACAAGCGCGGAGGTGCAGAAGTGGCTTGGCATTTCCAGGGCCACGCTGACGCGCCGCGTGAAGGATGGAGAGATCCCGGCGATTCGCGTGGGGCACGTCCTGCGCTTTGAGCGCGCGGAACTACTCGCATGGTTGAAGACGAAGGCGGTTGCGCGATGATCGACCTTAATCTCTTAGTGAAGTCGCTGGTCCGCGCGACCTTGCTAATCGCGGCGCTCGTCTGCATCGTGTACGTTGCCCGGTTGCGGCAAGCCGTCGAGCGTTATGACGCGGCCCTGGTCTCTTGTCTGCATTCGGCAGACGAAAAACTCACCGCACTCGAACTCATCATTCAGGAGATCCGATGATGCTTTTCTTCGCTGGCCTCGGCTTTGGTCTGATGGCGGGCATGATTCTAGGCCCGGTTCTCCTCTACATCTTGGTCGCATCCGGTGAACGCGGAAAGCGTCGCCGTGCTAAGTGAGGAGAATCGCCGCATAGCGGAAAAGGCGGCAAAACGATACGGGAAAACCAAATACCCGACATTTGACGACATCATCAGCACGGCGACTCCGACCTATGCGGGAAACTGCGCCAGCTCAACGCGCGCCGACATTGAGCTATGGCATGAGATGGCTGAATACGCTCTGACTAAAGCGCCGCTCTGGCGGTGCATTGTTTGCGGAAACCGCTTCAGCCGGGAGCGCCATTCCGCAACTTGTCACCCGAACTGCGCGCTGGTGTGGTCTAGGCGACGCAGTTATAAAATGAACAGCGCGATGATCTACGACATCGTCACCGCGTACCAGAGTGGGAAGTCGATTCGCGACACGGCAGAAGCTGTGATGGTATCGCTTGCCACCGCCAGAGCAGTACTCCGAATGTGCAAGGTCGAGATCCGATGAAGGGCTATATCCCCGCGTGGCGGAAGATTTTCGACCCCGACCACCACCTTGCGCCATCGAAACGCGATCCCGCCTCGAGGCTCCACGCCTGGCTCGACCTCTGCGCCCATGCAACCCACCAGACCTATCAGCGTCGTGACATCGTGCTTCAGCGCGGCGAGTTCATCGCCAGTTTACGGTATCTCGCGAGGCGCTGGCACTGGTCCTTGGCGCGCGTAGAGCGTTTCGTGAACGACCTCAAAGCGAGGACACAGATCGAGACGGTGCGCGAGACACTAGACGGCACGGTCTATCGCATTGTCAAATATGACACTTACGCGGTTTTTCACACTGAGGAAAGAGACACGCCGCGAGACGCCAAACGAGACACTTCCGAGACACCTCCGAGACAAAAACAAACACAAGAAAACACAGAAATCACAACTACTATCGGGGGTGGTTTTACCAAGAACGAATTGCTGGAGGTCGCCAATGAAGTTCTTGGGCGCCGCGTACTTAATAACGCCGAGCAATCTCGCAACAATAGCATTCTCGTCTCATGGCTTGGAACTGGCAGGAGTCCCGACGCAATCAACGCGGCCATTCGGGGACTCGCCTCGATGGTCGAACGGCGCGCAACTGAGGTCGCCGAGTGGCTGAAGCCGGGCCAACCCATCGGCCTCCGCGCTTTGCATAACACGTCAACGCTCTACGACCAGGGCGACGGCAAAGCGAAGCGGGTGCTTTTCGATGTAGCAGTAGAGGAATTCTATCGTGGCAATAACAACGAAGAACGGAGGGTCGCCGGGTGGCAAAGAATCAGCGTGTAGTCGAGGTGCCAGATGTAAAGGTGTGCCGGAACTGCGGGGCTGAGTTTCGCAGGCCAGAGGGAATGAGGGTGGCATCGTGGCGAGATCGAATCGTCTGTTCGTCTGAGTGCCACCGGAAGGGGTGGAAGTCGGCCAGATTCGGCCCTCCGCGTGCTTACTCAACAACAACCGGCGCGGAATGACGGGAGGTGTGATTGTGAGCAAAGAGGCATGGTTCCAACATTACGAGCGCAGGGTCAACGAGTTTGAGGCTGAGAATGGGCGTCACGCCACACCGGAGGAGGAGCGGTGGTTGGTCGAGCGCGCCACCGATGACTTGATCGACGAGTTGGCCGGTAGGGTAGATCGAACCCGTCAACGAGTTGATCGTCTTTTCTTGGCCATTGAGGAGCAAAGGCGCGCCACAACGGCAAACGATATGAGCGAAAAAAGCCCACCACAAAAGAGGGTTTTGTAATGGCGGAAGATGTAAAGCGATATGCGTGGGCGCTCGTCGCGCTGTATATGACCTTGATGTTCGTGAGCGAAAAGATGCGCGCCGACGATTACGCGCACATGGCGACCCGCTACGAGTTCCACTTCGAGCAGTGCCAAAGTCAGATGGCCGAATTTCACCGCATCAGCCAAGGGTGGAACCGATGAGCGGCAGACCGCAGTTATCAATTGAGCATTACACGAAACAGTGTGAGGTCTGCGCCGATTATTACGCGAAACCCTCAACAACTCCGTGGGGACGTTGGAGCCGCCGTAGATTTTGCTCTTTGGAGTGCTGGTGGAAGACGCGCCCCAATTGGAATAGGTATGCCACCAAATCCAAAAAGGAAACAGTATGAGCGAGCGACTGAATGAAATCGGCGGGCTTCCTATGTTTGACGTCCAACCCTATGGCGGCATTCCAGGGCACGTGACAAGCTCGGAGACAAGTCGAGAAGCGGCAATTTCGATGCTCCCGAATGTAGGGACCAAGCGCCGCGTCATTTACGACCTACTTGCGTCTGCGCCATCAACCGACGACGAGCTGGAGGCCGCGACCGGGTGGCGGCATCAGACCGTGTCGGCCCGACGACGCGAGTTGGTGATGCTGGGTCTGGTGGTCGACTCTGGTAAGCGCCGGGAGACCAGTAGCGGTAGAGCGGCGACGGTGTGGGAGGTGCTGACATGACGAGCAATGAATTGGAACCGTATTATGAAAACGGGTCGGTCACGATCTACCACGAGGCCGAGGGGGTGTGATGACCCGATGGGAGATTATGACTGGTGACGTTCGTGATCGCCTAAGTGAGATGGCGTACGAATCCGTGGATTGCGTGGTCACGAGCCCGCCATATTGGGGTCTGAGGGACTACGGGGCAGATGGTCAGCTTGGCCGCGAGCCCACACCGGAAGCCTACGTTGAAAGTATGGTCAAGGTGTTCCGCGAGGTTCGCAGGGTGTTGAAGGGTGACGGTACGCTCTGGCTGAATCTTGGGGATAGCTACGCGAGCAATGGCATAAGGGGTGACACGCGTAGCGGTTTCAATGATCGGTATTTCGGGACAAGCAATGGCCGGGGGAAGCACGGCGCGACCGCAGACGTTGTGCCACCCAACGTCATCCCACCCGGCCTGAAGCCCAAGGATCTCGTGGGCATCCCGTGGCGGGTCGCGTTCGCGCTCCAAGCTGACGGATGGTGGCTCCGGTCGGACATCATATGGCACAAGCCGAACCCGATGCCCGAGAGCGTGAGGGACCGCCCGACGAAGGCGCACGAATACGTGTTCCTGCTCTCGAAGTCGGAGCGGTATCACTATGACGCGGACGCGATTGCGGAGCCGTCACTTCATGCGGGGCGCGTGGTGGAATACGACGGGACGCAGAAGAACGCAGACGTTGACGCGGACCTACAGCGAACGCGAATCGGTGGCCCCAACGGATCGCAGTCTGTCACTGTGGGCGGCACTCGCAACCGCCGATCCGTGTGGTCGATCACCACGAAGCCGTTTGCGGAAGCCCATTTCGCCACGTTCCCGCCCGACCTGCCCGAGCTTTGCATCAAGGCGGGCTGTCCAGAAGGCGGCACGGTACTCGACCCGTTCAGCGGTGCGGGCACCACGGGCCTCGTGGCTCTCAGGCTAGGGCGCTCCTACATCGGGATCGAGCTAAATGAGGACTACGCAGAGATGAGCCGCCGCAGAATTGATGGGGATTGCCCGCTATTCAACCGGGGAACGGGAAAATATGAATAGTGATAGAGCGGGGACCGTGTCGGAAATTCGGCCCAGGCGTTAATTTAACAAGACGCGATAAACGGCTCTCGCCTTCGGTGAAGGAAGTCGTCCTAGACTGTTGTTTAGCGCGTCGAGAAGCCTCGTCTCCGGTTGCACCTGGAGGCGGGGCTTTCTCACGGTTGCGAGCGTGTCCCGCTGGGTTTTTTGAAATAGCTCTTTTGTCCCCTTGCTTGTCTATGGGGTAAGCCTTATACTTACCAGCAAGTAAGCCAACCACCACCAAGGAGAAACAAAATGAACAACGCAATCGACGCTATGGCGAAGACGGATTTCGATGCGCCGGATTTCAATGGGCACCTCTTCGACATCCAAGACGCGCTTGACCCGCACGACCGTCACGATTGCGGAGGATTCGCAGGAATGTATTTCAGTGGCATGGACGAAGAATGGATGGAAGCAACCTACGAAGAACGAATCGTCATTATTCGTCAGTATATCGACGCGCAAACCGAATACATCGAGGGAGGTGACGCATGAGCAAGCAGAAAGACCAAACGACAGAGGTAGAGTTAGAGAAGCGGCTTGTGGCGCTTGAGGCGTTTGTATGGTCGCCGCAAGCAGAGCGCCTTCCATTAGAGGCTTTGGCGCAACTCCTTTTAGAGGTGAAAGAGCTACGTCAGGCCATTCCCGAGGGAGGTGACGCATGAGCCGCTCAAAATGGGAAGCAGACGCGATGCTTTGGGTGGAAATCTTGGCTCGCCGTCTGGTGAAGTTGATGAAGGAGACGGGCCGTGACGAATGGGACACGGGAACGGTGGACACGTTGCAGAATGCGATGGAATTCCTAAATAGCTACGAGGAGGCAGAGGATGAGTGACAAGACCTTGGCGCGGCTTGTGATGATTACCGCGTGGGCCGCCGTCGCGATGGTGTTCTTCCAGTTGATGAGGGCCGGATGATGCGCGGCCATGAATACCGGAAACAACGCGAGAAAGCGGGCCTGACGCAGAAACAATTAGCCGAACGGCTGGGGGTTCACCCCATGACGATCTCGAAGCGAGAGCGCGACGCGATGACGATTACACGCGAGGCCCAAATCGCACTTCGGCAGGTGGCAGACGAAAGCCGAGAGCTTGCTTGTCAAGTGGTTGGCTGAAAAAAGTCAGGCCAATCGGGGCAATGGCCTAACCCATAAAAGAAACGTCTCCCATGCCGGGGGGCGTTTTTTTTTGACCTCTTGACGTTATATCGCGACGTTTATACCGCCACCATTTCAACGCGGAGAGATCGTGGAAAACGGACGACCGCCCATTATTGCGACGCCGGAAGAATTCGAGGAAAAGGCAGAGGCGTACTTTGCCGAAGTGCGTGACCGCAAGGAGTTTCCCACGGTCACGGGTTTGGCGTTGGCGCTTGGTTTCGCTGATCGGCGTTCGTTCTACGACTACGAGAAGCGTGAGGGGTTTTCTCACATTGTAAAAAGGGCGCGCCTCCATGTGGAAAATGGCTACGAACGCCAGCTCCAAACCGGCGCAAAAGCAACCGGGGCGATCTTCGCGCTAAAGAACATGGGATGGAGCGATTCGCGGCAGATTGAACATCAAGGAATTCCGAGCATTGTTGTGCGCCGCGAACTGTGAAGTTGGAATTTGCGCTCAGGCCGCTCCAGGCGGACATCTTCAGCGACCCCGCGCGTTTCCGATGCGTGATCGCTGGGCGACGCTCTGGCAAAACCTTTGGGACGTGCTTGGAGTTGTACTTGACCGCCAGCGAGGCACCGGAGCGACGCTGTTGGTATGTCGCGCCCACCTATCGCATGGCGAGGGACATTGCTTGGACGACGCTCAAAAGTATGGTCGCCGACGCGCACCTCGCACGCTCGCCAAATGAATCGCAACTAGAAATGCAATTCGTGAACGGCTCGACAATCGCCCTCAAGGGCGCAGACGATCCCGACCGGCTACGCGGTCCAGGGCTCGACTTCGTCGCGCTCGACGAGTTCGCATGGATCGACCCGTATGCATGGG